ATCCACAACTTTGAGTACCTCTGACAAATCCATCGGATCTGACAATAGTGGTATTTCCGCAATCACATTTACACAGAAAATATCTTCTTCTCCCTCTTTTTTCTGCTTCATTCAAAATGGTTAATCTTCCAAATCGATCACCTGATTTAACTTTTATTCTTTTCATAGGGAACTCCTTTCCTTTTGGCAATAAGCCCTGAATGATTCGAAGTGACCGTTTTCAAGAATGAAGAAATAAGCCTTATTTTTGGCATCCACTTCAATCAGGAAGTCCGAAATAAGTTTATGGGTCGGCCTGGTATATAGGTCGAAGATCAGGGAAGCACGACTGTTTTTGTGGTTTTGTTTGGCTATTATAGCCACGCTTTGTGCGGTTGCACTTGTTGAGTTTTTTAGCATTGCAATAAGTTTATATGGAGGCATAAAAATAGGGATGCCGCCTCGCCCTTTGCTAAGTTCCTCAACGGGACTGCATAAACTATTACGGTCTATGCAAGGGAGTGCGACATCTTTATCTTTGAAGGCATAAAAAAAGCCCTCAGAATTAGCGGGCGACTCTGTCCCGTTGATAAAACTTAGCACTACAAATATACAACTATTTTTTAATATCCAAATCATTTGTTGTTATTTTTAGTAGCCGTTGCCGGTGCTACTGGATGACAGGGTAATAAAACGCATAATAATTAATCAAAAATTGGATCACGATGAACTGGTTTTCCATAACTCTTTTTTTGCCTGGCAATTTTCTGCTTTAATTCGCCTGGAAGAAATTCGCCAAATTCTCTTATCATATTTGTTTTGCCAAGTACATGAATTGGCTTTGTTACATCAAAATCTTTTGCAAGAATATTCCATGCAACTCCCTTTGTAAATCCAAGATTACAAGAGCTTACTTTAGTCCAATCTTTAATATTTGCTTTCGCATTATCAAACATCTGCTTTAATTGTTCATTTGTAACAATATCAGCCAATTTACGAGCATCATTTCTATTCATATTTTATTTGTTTCAATGGTTTAGAATCCCGGCTTAATGTTATCATCGATGACAGGGTGATGAATCTCATCAGGTTGCTTTTTTAATTACTTCTTTAATTCTTAACCAGAGCCATTCCGGAACTTGTCCAGCGTCATTTTCAATAGATTGAAGTAATTCAAGCATTTCAGGAGCAGCAGTGATTAGTTTTGCATCTGCCTTCCTGCAAGACTCTGCTATCAGAGCGCCGCCGTAGTATTTTAAACTTTCCGGTGTATATCTTTTTTCAAAATCAACGGCGCTCTTATCATCGGTAACAACACAACTTGAGTGTTTGCCGACTTTCCAATTTCCTCCTGTTATTTCCATCAGAATCCCGGTTTCAGACTATCATTTTTGTCAAAAAGTGCGGCTTCTTCCGGCTCGGGATCATTTACAACAGGTCGTTCTGGCGATTCCTTTTTGGCAGTATCCTCCTGCTTCGCTGTTTTCTTTATTTGCTTGCTATTGCCATTTTTCCCCGTCACATCTTCGCCCTGGACATCCATTGTCAGCTCTTCTTTGTTAGCGGCGGCTGCGATCTTCTCCCTGGCTGCTGTGGTGAAATTATCCGTTTCCGGATCATCAAAGAGAGCGCTGTCATCACTTGAGCTGATAAAGAGTTTGCAGGCCCGGCTGATCACTGTCTTGATTGCCATCTGATCGGGAAAGTTTTTATGTGCGGGGCTGGCTCCTTTGGTTGCTCCCTGCATCCATGCCTGCCGGATCTGAGCGATGGTCATGATCTCGACATAGGGTTCCCGGTCCCGGTCCTCAAAGAGGAGGGTGGCATAGGCTCCTTTGATCTTGTTAACATCGATATTGTCAATTTCCTGGTTGTGCTTTAGGACCTTCTTATAGCCCTGGGCATCGATGCTGTATTCGAATTCGTCGTCCTCATAGATAACATTACCTACAGCTTCCTTTATATTACCGTAGCGTTTTGCCAGAGCGATCGTGCCATGATATTCCCTCTGCATGGTCAGTTTGTCGCCATAGGCAATGAAATCGCATTGCTTCTTTACGGGATTGAGTCCCTGGAGGACCATGTTAAGGAGTGCATTGGCGATGCTCTCCCTGGTGCAGCTCTCAAGTACAGCCTTACCGTCTTTGTTTTTCGTCTCGAGCATTATAAGCCATGCGCTCTTCAGGGCGTTTTCCGGACTGTAACCGACTGGCAGCCGGATGTCCTTATTCACGGTAAATTGCTGCACTCTCTGCAGGACGCTGTCTGCGATAGATTTTTGAATTGCCACTACAGTTCCGGGGGATCCTCCGTTTCCTTTCGTTGTTTGTTTTTTCTGTTCCATGATTTTAAGATTTGGTTATTACTTTCAGTTCCTTATATTTTACCATCGTGAATATTCATTATCATATTCCTCTTGTGCAGCATCTCGAGCGGCACGTTCATAATCTCTTTCGAGTTCTCTGATTTCTCTTGCCTTTTCTTCATTGGTTAATGAATCTTCATTTTCAATGGATTCTATTTCCCTGTCAATTCTATCTCTTTTCATAATAGAATTTTTTAATTAGTTATTACTTTCAGCTCCTTATCTTCTGTGACAAAGAGTTTTATCATCTGTGATTTGGTCTTGAAAATCTCATTAATGGCCTCGGCATTATCCACAAAAATCGGTGCATAGACATCGTAATGCTTTGAAAAGGCATTGATAATATCTATTCCTGCATTTATCTTCGCCCCGTTATTGGCATCCCGGAAGGGTACGCCCTTGATCAGGGCCTCGCAGGTCTCTTCGAGTCCTCCGTTGACCTGGGTGCTGAACATCTTAAACCGTACGAATGAGAACAGGCCATTGATCTTATCTTCGACCATTCTGACCTTTGTGATGATGAACTTCTCGCATTGGAATTCCTGTTTTTCAATACTGGCTATCTGCTGGGACAGGGATTTCTGCTGGTCCTCCAGTTCTGTGAGTCGGGACCTGAGCTTCTCATTCGATTCCCTGATAAGAAGCTGCTGTCTTAAAAGATCCCGCTCATCGGTCAGGTCTTGTTTTTTAATAACCAACCCCGGAGTTATCTCAGTGATCAGGGGTATGATGGTTTTTTCAATCTCTACTATCTGGTCCTGCAGAGTCTTGATTTGTGGATCCGGGGTTATAATCGGATTGCTGGGGATGATAATTTTTTCAGCCTCTTTCAGCTTGCCTGAGATCTCTGCCGTTATGGTTTCAATCTCCTTTTGGTTGCGCTGGATTTCTGCTTTCAGCCTGTCGATCTCTGTTTTGTTAACTTTTCCCTTATCACTGATTCTCTTCAGCCTGGCAGCTTTATCATTGTTAAAGTTAGCTGTCATCTCTGATTTCCTAGCTTCGATATCATCTGCTTCAAAGGGACGGATGCAGGTTGGGCAGATAAACTCATCCTTTGCAAAGGATAGCACCTCTTCATTCATCCGAACCCACGCTTTGCGGAGATTATCATTTTCTGCAGTAAGGGAATCTATTGCATTCTGTTCGGTGCGAATAATATTTTGAAGCGATCCGATATTCTGCTCAAGAGTGACTGCACTTCTCTGCAGATCTTCCTTTTTAAATCTTAACTTATTGATCGTTTTTTCTGCATTATTCCTTGAATTATATTCCAGATCAAGGATCTTGTGTTTTAATTCATAAATGCTGTTATGCTTTCCCTGGTTCTCATGGTTCTTTTTCTCAAATTTCTTCGCCGCGCTGGTTATAAGAGTGTCGGTATCGCCGATCTTCTTATCCAGATCCCGTATCTGTTTTTCAACCTTTACATAATCTGGATCGGGCTGGATGGATCGGTTGACCTCATCCATTCGTGCAGGAATATCTGCAAGCTCTTGCTTTAATGACTTTTTCTTAAAAGCGATTTCTTTTTTGAACTCTTCAAGGGATTTGCCGTTCAGCGAATTGAGAAGATCCTTGAGTTCCGGGAGCATGGCGATTACCTCATTATCCTTAATGTCACCGGCAACTTTAAAAAGGATCTCCCTGCGCTCATTCCATTTCAACTTCGTGTTAAAATAGAAGGGATTGGTCAGTAGCTTAAAGAGATTTTCCGGCAATATGTTATTAATCTTCTGCTGGTACTCTCCTTCCTTGTGAGGCACATCATTGACTTTATATAGTGTCTCGTTGCCATCAAAATCCGTTGTCTCCTCACCGCGTTTCTTAACCCATTTCTCCCGGAGGACCCTTTCAAGCTTTGTTTTCAAACCGGCAATATCCAGGACTGCGCTGACCGAGTGGTCCGCTTTGTGGAGGGGTTGGTTGTTCACGTCCAGGGACTTGATATTAAAGTCATTCCTGTCCTCTGAATCCTTGCCAAAATTAAGCCACGTAAAAGCGTCGAATAGCCTGGTTTTGCCCGAGGCGTTGCATCCACTAATGGATACTTCATTTCCAAGATCGGAAAGTTTAAAATCCTTCTCTCCCTTGAAATTTTGCAATCGTAATTCCTTGAGTTGTATTTTCATCAGTTTAATAATTTGGTTTATTTATGCAATATCACCTTTGATAAGATAATCCGGATGTGTCAGATCGCCTCTGGTTTCACTTTCGCCCATTTGTAGATGGGACACTTTAGTAACTCGGTAATCGAATTGGTTTTTTTCTTCATTTAAGGTATATGATAAGCCGGCATAAGTATAGAACCATTCTTTGTTGACATAATCCCAATGTACCACAGTACGGGCTAAATTGCCGCTACATTCCGGACACTTTAAATCAGCAAGTTTATTACCTCGTTGATTTCTGAATTCGATTGCTTTCTTACAGATTTTACAAATTGCTTTCATCGGTTATAGTTTTTTAAATGTTATTACCCATACCCAAGGCTTTGAGGACCATGAATCTATGCCGTTAATGGATTCCCATAATTCTTTGTAAGATGTTATCGGACTTCGGTTAGGTACGCATGAATGAGGATGCTTTTGTCCTTTATATTTTCCAATATGAATTATCTCATAACTTTTCCACCCGTCTCTGTCTCTTTTAACCCCTTCAGCAATAGCATCTCCCTCCGAAATATTCTGCAATCTTTCAACTCTTATATCGGTTATTTGCAGCTTAATACGGCAAACTGCTTTAGGCATAAAGATTGATGGCCTCCATTTTGGTAAATATGTCTCATCGTCTGCCTTATAACAATAAAATGGCACATCCATTGGTTCAAAATCGCTCCTTTGTAATCCCCATGTTTCACGCACCCAAAGAATATCTCCGAGCTTGCCATAAGGACTTGCAGTAAATTGTCCCACCCCATGATCATAATGGAAATCAAATTCACAGCTTGTTAAGTGCTTAGTTACACAAGGATAGGACTGATAAGGCTCTTTAATAACCCTCCTGGTCTGTGTCTTATTTCCTGCCAGTAGCGCTTGCACCATTAAGGTGCTGAATAAGATAGGTCGTTCTTTCATTAGTTATTTGGTTTTAAATGCCTTCCTTTTGTAATTTCCACTCATGTATGACGTCAACTTCAAAATTCAATTCGTTGATTTTTTCTATCAATTCATTAATTTTAGCCATAAGTTCCTGAGCCGTAGGATAATTAACTTCCATTTTTTTAATTGTTTTCATAGTTTCAATATTTGATGAAGGATAAAATATAAAAGACAGAAGTCCAGGAACATCGTTTGTTCCTTTATTCTATGGCAGCGTTGGATATACCAGCGTGTTAGCTCCGTATCCTTGTGTATCCCTATCGCATCATAAATGTTTTTGATATGGGTATCTACTGTCAGGGGAGAGATAAAAAGCCTATCGGCAATTTCTTTGTGGCTAAAACCATAAGAAATCAGTCTTACAATGTTTAACTCCCTCGCTGATAGTTGTGGGCATTTAATTTTCATCCAGTGTCTGGCTTCAATTAATCTTTGATGGTTCTGTCTGAGTAAAATTTTATTCATAAGCAGTTTGTTAGATTCGCTCACCCGTCCAGGCATTTAAACTGAATCTGCTGAATATCTCCTGTATGACAGGTACCTCGTTTTCCCTTAGTGGAGATTCTCCGCTTCGCTTGTAGTAAAATGAGGAGGGCGACCAGTGCAGACGCTTCTGCAGTTCCCTGCGGGCAATCATTCTGAATCTGCTGGGTAGGTTTTCAAATGCATCAGAAAAGCCATTGTAATTGACTTTGGGAGATAATTTTGCCCTGTTTTTGGTATTTGTTATTTCCATAATTCTTTGTAATTTGGTGATTGTAACTTCAAAGATAAATAGATTTTCCGAATAAAAAAATATTTTCTTGATTATTTTGTGTAAATAAATAAATTATTTTTTATGAATGACCCGGAACGAATATCCAAATTATTATTAGAATTGAAGATAGATGCCCAAGAATTGGGCAAAAGCATCGGTAAAAGAGGCGGCGATATTATTAGAAATGTCTTAAAAGGTAAAAATAAAATATCATATAAGCTCGCATCTTCTATTGCTAATAAGCATGGTATAAGCTATAAATGGCTGATGACCGGGGAGGGTGAAGTGTTTGCCGCAAAAGAAAAAAATCCCATGCCTGCTTCAAAAGAGAACAATCCCTGTCTGGTCTGCGAGGAGAAGGAGCGGGTTATCAAACTCCTGGAGAATCAAATTGCAGAGCAAAATGATAGGATAGCGGAGCAGAAGGAAGTAATTAAATACCAGGAAAAAAGTATTGAGGAACTGACCCGCTTGGACGCGGTAAGGCCGTCAGGGCGGCATACCGGTTAAGAATAACTTGGGTCAAACATTTATAAAGTGATATTGAATAAATAGTTTAACTTTATATCATGAAAAAATTACTTTACTTAATCCTAACAGGGACCTTATTTATATCGTGTACTGCAACACGTATCCTTGTTAATTTTGATGAACCTATTGTTAGGACATTCGATGTTAGTGGAACAAAGGATGAATTATTCATTAATGCAAATAGATGGATGATTTCTGTCTTCAGGGATGCCAGAAGTGTAATTCAGTTTTCAGATAAGCCTGGAGGGATATTAATTGGTAAATACTTACTCCATCAGTTTGAAGATTTACATAATATCTACTCTCCTGATATTTATGCTATAATTGAAATAAATGTTAAAGATGGGAAATCCCGCATATCTGTCAAACCGGATAATTGGGATTATTATTGGTCCAGTACACAGGATTTATATTCATACAATAAAGAAAAAGCAATCGCTGATATAGATGCTTTATGTGAAAGTTTCAATAAATCTCTGCAATCCGAAAAAGTTAATTTTTAACAGCCTCAATCACTCTCTCATTCGCCTGGTCCACAAGATCCAAGTTGAAATCTATATAGAGATCGGTCATAGTGCTGATGCCATGTCCCAGGGCATGAGCTATAACATCCCGGCTTATCCCTATGCTGGCTGCAATAGTGGCCCAGCTGTATCTGGCATAATAGGTGCTTAATTTTACCGGGATCCCTGCTTTCCTGGCTATAATCCTCAGATGTTTATTGGTGTTGTCCAATATGGCTTTATGCTCCCTTCCGTGACGGGATCCCCTGGTGATTTTCTCCTTTTCCTCCATGAACCGGAGCTGATATTTCTTTCCCTGGTAGCTGTTCAGGATCTCCCTGGCTTCCGTGGCGATCTTTATTGAATATTCCCTCCCGGTCTTGAATCTGTTATAAAAAATCCTGTCCTTATAAATGTTCTCTGGCTTCAGATACAATAGGTCCTTTAGGTTTATACCGATGAGGTAAAATATTAAAAGGAAAATATCGAGAGCCTTCTTTTGTCCTTCCGGCAGGGAGGGTTGTATCCGGATCAGCGTTTTCAAATCGTCAATGTCCAGGGCACGTTTCCGGGTCTGTTCCTGCTGGATTTTGTATTTTCTAAATGGGAAGATATCGGGTCGGATGACTTCTGCATCTATGGCATGATTAAAGACTGCCCTGATGTTGTTCAGGTATATCCTGATGGTGTTTATCCTTGCCTTCCGTTCCTGCCTTAAATAGCCCTCAAAATCCTTTAAGAACGATACCGTTATTTCTTTAAATTGAATTTCCTTTTTGCCGGCAAATGTTTCCAGGTGTATTAACGTCACCTGGTAGCTCTCGGCATAGCTGTACCGGCTTTCTTTTATAAGCTGGTCGATCCTGTATTTAAAATATTCTGTCAGGGAGGATCCGTGTCCGGTCCGGCCCCGGAATCTGGCCATGAGTGTATTTATATCCATGTGCTCAATTTCCGGACCGATTTCTTCCATGATCCTGTAATATTTTCCGAGGACCAGACTGAGGTTCAAATTAAGTTTATTTGCCCCGGGATATTTCGCGCTGATAGTCCCGTTCTTTTCCATTAAATCCGGATCTATATCCCAGGGTGTTCGTAAATAACCTACTCTCCGGTCATGTGAAACCCGGATTTTTATATTACATTTACGGTCCAGCTTGGTCTGGCTGATTCTCACAACAGGTTTCAGGGATGCCATTGTCGTGTATTTGTAGTGCGAAATATACAAATTCTAACAAATTCTGACAAATAATATTTGTAATTTCAGGAATGGGAATCAGCCGGGAGGCAGATTAAATGGCAGTGTGTCGGGGGGTTACAAAATCATACTGCAGGGTACACGCTGTGCAAGCGGTTGTCTGTTCGAGTCTTGTCACCCCGACAGACATTAAATGAGGGCACCCGGGTTTTGGGTTCCCTCTCTTTTTTGGCATTGTCATGCAATTGGAAAGCATTTCATTAAAAAGCCAGGGAGTTAAATCACTTCTCCCTGGCAAAAACAAACCTAAAACTAACCTATGAAGAACAGAACTCTTAAAAATCAAAAATATTTATCCCGGCTTTGACAGATGCACTCCTGTATCCTGCTCCCAGTCCAAAGTAAAGCCTGGGATAAACGACTATGGCTTCGACCTCTGTGTATTTGGGTTCCGCGATTGGCAGGCTCAATCCCGTATAGACGGATCTGGTCAGAGGAGCCATGTTTAGAATATTCTCGATCACTTGCTGAGACCGGTTGATCCGGTAATTGAATTTCGTATCAATGATCTGGTTCATGCTTACTGCATCGTGCATCTGCACATAAAGAAGAGAATCGGAAAATTCCCGGGTGTAGTAATGAATGGCAAAATAATCTTTTAATATGGCCGTTGTGTCCACGTCTTTAAAAATCGTATCCCGGTAAACGACCGAGTCGGTCCGGTAAACGTAATATGGTACGTAGTTCGGTATCTCCCTTATTACTGTGTCGATCACATAAATTGTGTCCGATTCGATTGTCGGGCAGGGGTTAAACTTGGGGTAGATCCGGTAGCCGAAAAACAAACAGCCTGCCAGAATCAAAAAAAATACTATATAACTCCAGGTTTTCATTTGCTTATTGTTTGTAATTTAGTAACCATGTTATCTATTTTTACTTCCATTATGCTCCTAGATTTACTGTTGTTATTGACTTTGCTATCTTCAATGCTGCTACTGCATCTGTCACTGCCTGAGGTGGAGAAGCATAATCAGCATAGTCATTGATTGTGACTGTTGCAGGCAAATCTCCTACCCTGTTTGTCAGGTTTGTCAATAGTGTGACCATATCAGCACTTGACATTTTTGCTATACGGTAATCATATAGAGTAAACATAGTAATATTACCTGTTCCACTAATATCTAATCCAGTCCAATCTATTTTAGCTCCACGTAAATACAAATAAGTCAATTCTACAGGTAAAGCCCCGGTATAAGTCCATGCAATATTGGCACCATATAAATACAAATAAGTCAAACCTGTTTGTAATGCACCGGTATATGTCCATGCAATATTATCTCCACGTAAAAGCAAGAAAGTCAATTCTACAGATAAAGCCCCGGTATAAGTCCATGCAATATTGATACCATATAACCACAAATAAGTCAAACCTGTTGGTAAGGCTGTATTGCCAGTGGTTGGTAAGATAATTGTGTATTGTTCATTCTCTCTTATTTTTAAACACGTTGCAGGAATATCATTTAAATTCCAGGTAAGAATAGGTGCAGTTGTATTCACACCAACATAAAAATCAATAGTTGGATTAGATGCTCCAAGATGATTGCCCAAACTTACAACTTTTGTCCTGTCAGGGATAACAACCGTTCCACTTCCATTATTCGGGCAATTGATAGTAACAGTATGTTTTCTGTAAATGTCATCTGCTGCCTGTGCAACGGAGATCGTCACATCACCAGTTTTTGTAATCGTTATATCTTCCGTGCAACTGATGACCATTGTCCCTGCAGTGGTTGTGCCAGCCGTTTGTCCGATTATGGATATAATCCACGGATTTGAGGATGAATATAATAAAGTGGTTCCTTTATATATCTTCTTTATCTCAGTAGCACCGAGGTAGACTTTCTTAATTGCAGTATCACCTAAGTAAATAGCCATTTATTCAGTAGTAAAATATAAGGTATTATCATCCCATGTACCCAAAGCGGCATATTGTTCGGCCGTACCAGACCAGAAATCTTTTGAAGAAATACTACCGTGGGTATGATCAGAAACTGCATAATCTGTACTATCAGTATAAGCAGCCGAACCGAGCCCCAGGATTGTCTTGACCTGAGTAAGTGTTTTTACTAACCATGCAAATGGCGAAGCACCACTGACAATAAAACTACTCTCCTGGGCCGCGGTAGGTTTACCGGAAATACCATTCCATGTAGCACCGTCTGTCATCTCAACAGCGATGGTCTCCTCAACAATCGTTACATCAATAGTGTCTGCCATTATGATATTCTTTTAGTCGTTACGTCTTCAATCTCACAAAAACCTGATTTGGTGTTTAGTTGCACTAATGGATCGGCTTTGTAAATTCTTATGTCCCACCGGTAATCGCCCACGGTAATATCTGTCTGTTCAGTATTAAGTTCGAGAACCGTTATCCCGTTTTCCTCATCTGTATGTTCAGTTATATCTTTAGTGATTAAAGAAGCATCATCATTATCAGCATGATCATTTCTGCTTTTCACGGTAAAAAAAACTGTTTTACCTGTCAAATCGTAAGGATTACCAGCCGAATTCCTGATCGTTATCGTGGCATTATACGGATTGCCCTTTTGTATTGTCAGTCTTCCCATCTCATTTCACATTTTTAAGTCTTTTCTTAAATATCTCATAAGCTCCTGCACCCAGGCCAAGCCCGCAGGCGAGAGCTATTACTAACTCTGCTGAAACGGCTACCCCTGCCGGCAGGAATGTTTTCAGCCATTCGGTGAGATTCGTGCTGGAATCCATTAGGATGATCATGGCCGCGAGATCAAGGAGCAAGGCCACAGACAGTTGAACCCAGTTATCCCGGATCCAGAACTTAAAGCTGAAGCCCGGGACCTTGTCTGTGCGGTTGGAGTACCGGATTAAAAAGTATGCCATAGTCCCGAGGGAAAATAGCAGCCAGCTCTTCATCACTCTTTGGGTTCGATCTTTAATGCCTGAAGTAACAATTTAACCAGGCCAATATCAAAGATCCCGTTTGCAATAAATCCGGCAGCTACCCCGTAAATAACTGTATGAAACCAGTTAAGATCTGCCATGAATCCCATATTCACAAAGTTGCCGGCAACCAGAAGCAGGATAGCAATTAACCATGCCGTGAGTTGTTTAACAAATCCCTTTGTCTTTAACAAAGTATTTACTGCAGCAGCCAGGAAAACGGTTACCGCAGCTATGCCTGCCAAGCTGCCAAGCCATACGTTGAAATTGGCAAACAAATCAAGCCAGCTGGCGGGGGGTTCAACGACCTGAGCAATAATGGGAATGCTCAGCAAAAGCGCAAATAAAACAATCATTAATTTTTTCATCTTTTTGAATTTTAAGTTAATACTGGTATTTTATTTTAGAAATTCTCATTAAAAATCTCTTTCGTTTGGTATCAGTTCAAAGTGTGGCTCATCTCTGAACCTATCATCTTTGATATCATTGTTCATATCAAAATCAGCACCCAGCCTGATGCGATGTGTAATCACTCCGGTACTGTACAGCTTATATGCGACTCCTTTAACAAATCCGGCAAAGAAAAGTAATTGTTCACGCGTCCAGTCTATTTTATTTTTAACATACGGTGCGGCATCAGTGGCCCAGCTGGGGATCCTGTTGTGTTTACTCTGTGGATATTTCAGTTTTGACTTTCCTTCCGCATAGGCCTTATCCTGCTCCTCCTTTTCCCGGTGTCCGCAGACTATCGTACAATCCATTTCCTGTCCAACGTGGGCAAACAATATCTGCAGATCCACGTGGCAGGTCCTGAGCCTTGCTTTTGATGTCTTGCTGAAGTGGTTCATCTCTTTTTAGTTTTTGAAAAGAGCCAATCCAACAGCAACTTAATAAGATAGCCAGTTAATGTGCCGACAATAGTTAGTACTATCAATGACGTCACAACACTCCATTCGGGCATGAATTTACTTATCTGTGTCAGTGCTCCTGTGGTACCACCAACAACGGGTAGGGATTCGGTTGAGAAGATTGCTTTGTAGATCATGTCGGAATTGTTATTGTCATTGTTTATAGTAATTAATCATTTAATTCGCTGTGATAATTGTTTTCCAAATTGTACTATAATTAGTTTATTAAAATACTTTTAATAAATTTGTAAAATTAAACTATCCGGCACAAATGTTATTACTCTTCGTCCCATCTTATTTTTTGCATAAGCTGGAGGTGTCCAAATAATCATAGTGTTTTTATAGTACGTAGAATCCCTATCGTTTTCTGGAATGTTATAAAACTCATAAGGGAATGTGGCATCAAACTCCTCCATTTTATCCAACACCATCAGGTCGGCCATATTATAAAACCTGTCAATAATATTCCACGTGGCATCACTTGACAAAGTATCCCAATTAATTATCGGAGGTATTGTGTCTAAAAGTGTAACTGTGAAACTAATCTCTGCTATATTATTAGATATATCCGCAGCTCGAATAAAGACTGTCGCTATCGGATTAGTTGCAGTCAGCAGGAATCCAGGCAACGGAGCCTGAATAATAGAATTGATTGCACAGTTATCAAGAACAGTAACTCTCGGAACATAGTTAGGCAGTGAAGCTTCACAGCCTGCACCAGCATAGATAGTCTGTGGTGGAATCTGACTCAGGACGCACTTACACCCTGTAAATAAAACCAGTAAAAGAAACATTGATTTTTTCATGATAATAATTTTTTAAGTTTTTTTCTTCCTCTATGTAAATAACTTTGTATTATACCCATTGATAAATTCATTATTTCCGCAATCTCATTGTATTGATACCCTTCTGATCGCAGGTTAATAATTTCCTTATATGGTGATTCTAATTGCTCAATAGCTTTTTCAATTTTACTAATTTGATCTTTATTAATCAACTCCTGCTCAGGGTTAAGACAGTCCAACCTCATATTATAATCCAATTCCTTAAAGTTGCAAGGAATATAACTTTTATGTTTTATAAAGTCCAAAGTTGTATTTCTGCCTATCTTAAACAACCATGTAGAAAACTTATAATCAGGTGTAAACTTACCTTCATAAGCTTTCATAAACGTCACTTGCGTTAAATCTTCCGCATCACATAGGTTATTTACCATGCTGTAAATCATAAAGAATAGCGGATTCCTGTATTGTTTTACTATATTATCAAATTCTACCATTTTATACGCTCTCCACTATATTTTATAACCCCACCATATTTTAAAATCCTTTTTATAATTTCATCCAAGTCTGGGGAGGTATCCCCAAATATATATTCAAATGCACCTAAATCTGGAGCAGTCCCTTCATAAGATAATTCTACATTTACACCGGCATTTATTAAATCGGATGTTGATGTAAGTCTAAGAAAATCAAGATTAGGAAGTGACCCATCTGATTGTCTAGCACCATCAACACCAGTACTATTTAGACTTACAAAATCCACATCACTTACAGTTACACCACCATCCCATGTATTATGATCATGAATGAAATTAGTCTGGTTAACCCAATTGCTTCCAGTATTAAGGTAACTGATATTATTACGAAAAATACTCGCTGTGTTTCTGTTGTTATAAAATCCCTGAGAACCATTCTTGTAAGATACATTGTTATAAAGTGTTCCCTTCGCTTCGCATTCACTCTGATCTATTCCTATTGACCTGTTATTAAAAGCAAGGCAATTTTTCATCACAACTGCTATCGGATTGCCGGATTCATAACCTTGCGTGGCTCCCCACTTGATGCCCGTTCCATTACCGTCTCTGCGACCATTATCCCATGACCAGCAGTTCTGCCATGTTATATAACCTCCTTTATTTCCTGCATCGGAAGCAAAACGGTCAAAGCCATCGTCACTATTTGCCCACGCCCTGCAACCGATAAAGAACGTATGATAACCCCCGGTACTACCATAATGTGAAGCTATGAACCCGTCAGCGAATCCGCCATCATCCAGATAATCTTCATTATGATAAGAATCACAATTAATAAAATATCCATAATCGGAGAATCCGTTTACAGCGAATCCCGGCCCTGAATTATGTCTTGAGACACACCTCTCGATTGTTATATAATTCGATGACTGTATCATAAAACCGGCTGCTAAAGCACCGTTCTCCGGCACGTTTTGAACAATCAGCCCTTTAATAGTCATATAGGGACTATTAACAATATTTATTCCTCGCTTCGCACTGCCGTTGGTTGGGAAAGACGCACAATTAAGAATTGGTATTTCTTCTTGGTAAGCCTCAATACACACAGGATTCCCGGACGTGCCTCCCTTACCATTGATATAAACTCCGTTCCAATTACCGTAGCCGGAGAAGCCGGATGTATTATAAGTACCACCCCTGATATAAACTAAATCTCCCGCCACCGCCGTATTAAAGCCTTTTTGCCATGTTGCCCACGGAGAATTGATCGTCCCGGGGTTAATATCATTACCCCCATTCGCAGGAGTTGCTATATAGTATGTTGCCCCTTTAAGAGTAGCGGCAAATAATAAGAGTAATATTATAAGTGACTTTTTCATTACTGAAATGGATGAGTAGTTCCCGTAGTTGCCGGTTTGAGTAATAGAATATCGGCAGGTGTTAATCTCATCCTTACTTCGTGGATGCTTTATTTCATCTTTTAATATTTTTACTTCCATTACTATATAATTTTTTTATCAAACTTGTCCTCCATCTGTTATTGTCCAACCGTGACCACCGCTACCAACTGCTAAAACAAGATGTGCTCTTGCAGCAGCAGCAGCACCACCGGCAGTATATTTTGCAGTTCCAGCATGAAAGGGAACATCATTTTTTACATCTTGTGCAGACCAGGCTATTAATAAAGCATCATAGTTTGATGTTGTCATCTTAAAAGCATCCAGGAACATATCGAACATACTTGTAACATTTACAACATTGAATCCCGATATATTTTGATTGAAAGCCAAACAATTACAAAACATATCATACATAGACGTGACCAATGCCGTATCAAAATTAGCAACAGACTGATTAAAAAGCCAGCAACCATAAAACATCTGATACATAGTCGTCACTTTTGCCGTATCGAAATTAGCCACTGACTGATTAAAAACCCAGCAACTTGTAAACACACCATACATGGTCGTCACTTTTGCCGTATCGAAATTAGCAACAGACTGATTGAATTTATGACAGTCGCAAAACATATAAGTCATATCCGTCACTTCTGCCGTATCAAAATTAGCAACAGACTGATTAAAAGCCCAACAATTATAAAACATATATGACATATCCGTGACCAATGATGTATTAAAATTGGCAACAGACCCGTTGAATTTAAAACAATCACGAAACATGTACGACATATTCGTAACATCATTCGTGTTCGGTTGATCTCCATACGTTGCTATCAAGTTTAAACAACCGTAAAAACTTTTTTCCATAGAACGCCAAACACCAGTTCCCCAATTTTTTATTTCAATTAACTTTAACTTATCACCGGCATCATTGAAATATATCTGCGGGAAAGTACCTGATATACTAACTTCCTTAATACCAATTGTTGCGTAAATATGTGTAATTGTCCCTGGTGTATTTAGTGTGCCACCAACATAATCATCTGAACTACCATCACCCCAATCAACTTTACAGTTATATCCATTTGAATAAGTAGGAATAACAATTGTCTTCGTTGCTGATCCTGTCTTTTCAGTATCAAAGGTCATAATAAAGGAACTCGTTTCCGTCCCTATCTCAAAAAGATCAAGATTCCACATCCGGTTTCTCTCATCAAAATCACCCCTGTTAATAACAAAAACACGAGCTTTACCGTCAAGAGTGTTTATTGTGTCTTGAATATTTCCTAAAAGGTTGATTGCCATTTGTCCGGAAGTGTCCATAATAGGCATCTGAATCAATTGCTTAGGTCTGCTGTACTGATCTGCTATCTCATCACATATTATCTGTGAGAGTTCTTTCATTTCTACCGTCCATCTGCGACTCCATGAGATCGTAGGATTTAATGTATAAGCAGGTGTGGTATGTGTTACTATCCCGTCCATTGTACCTGACTTATAAGTAACCGCAGCATCATCAAAATCCATACCTGCCACATCTGATGTGAAGATAACATCCTCACCGTCACTTGTCACCGTGATTTCTACCGCTGCAAAATCAGCGGCATTGTCAGTAACAAAGTCAATAGCTGTCTGTGTTAAAGTTGAATTAAATACTACCGATCCTCCTGCACCTCCGCAACTTATAGCAATAATACCACTACTGCCCGTTAATCTGACTTTATCAACCTTAAACTGCAAATCTCCTATAATTGCCAGAGCACCGGCAAACTGCTCCAGTACATTTTCAATATTAGCATCAACCACATCGCCAAGTAAACAATCATATTCAACCTCTTCGCCATTGATAGGATTGGTTTTAGTATAATCTTTTCCTTTTGTATTTCTTATTTTGGAAGTTTTGTAAACTGTTCTTTGTCTCATTTTACTATAAAATATTCCAAGAAATCTATCTCTTTGATAAGGTAGTACCTGCATACTTTCCATTGCAGACATTTCTTCAGAATTGACAAAAAACTTAATATTTTTAAACCCTGTTATAAAGTCAATCTCATCCCCGGCAGCATGAGAACCATATAATGTTATTGTATAAGATCCATTTGCCTCTAAACCAGTTAATAATATCCCCTTCCATGTTTTCCATTCACTAATACCATTCGGAACAACATATATAAAATCTACATAATCTTCAGTATCAACCCATGCAAGGATATTAGCACCACTACGGGTTAAATATTTTGAATTTGTATTGTTTTTTACTTGAATAGAAATTGTAACAGCATTGATACTACCATCATGCCAACTATATGTCATCCAGTCAAATGAAAAACCAAATTTATCTGTTGCACTAATTATAGCATTGATACCAAAAATTTGACTGATTTTGTAAGTATATGGAATGGCATGTGAAGGAAGAGCACAACCATCTGTTTCCGTTGTTATCCAATTTGTTAAAGGAGTACTCCCATTATTTGTCCAATAATCCCATGTACCCGGACCAACATGATAAGTATCACCTTTAAATTCCCAATTGTCTAACCATGATTCTTTCCATCCATAATCTTGTTTTATTGTTACTTTCTTTGCCGGGGATTGCATCATCTTTACTCCACCAGGGACTTGTCTGATCGTGCTTGAAGGATGCGTGTCTGGACGATAAATAAACTGATCGGGTGTGATAATAACTGAGTTTTTTGTTGTCGCATCGGTGAAGTATCTGCCTGCCACGCTGTCCCCTATCATCTCCGTGGGTCTGGTGATATAAAACACCCCGTAACTCTGCCGGATAATAGCATTGAAAGAATTAAGAATCTTCTCAAGCACCTCATAACAGTACATATCCTTGAAAATATCCACGTCTGGAAATGTCTGATCAAAGGGTGAATCATCAACACTATCAGCCATCCTATTTTCATAGATATTACAAAACTCGTAAAATGAAGTAAAACCTATTTTTGCAAGTATATCAAGTATGATCTGGCTCTCCCGGATACGTCCGTTGTATGGCGTTCCCGGACTTTCCTCGTAGAGAATATTTTTAAGCAATGTCAATCCGTCAATGCAACAGACAGACACGGAATAAGGCACCGGCCCATATTGCTCCGTACACTGATGAGGGTCAATGTACCCCGTCCAGTATAAATTTTCTCCATTAAAGATTTCTACTTTATGGTACATATCTTCGACTGAATATAATTCTGCCAAAGCAAACATGCTAAAAGACCATACCGTCAGAATGACTCTTGAGCTCTTGATGGGATCAAAGGGATCATCGGATTTATTACAAAACTCAAATCTCAGAGGGGTACTGCCTGCTCCGATAAGAGTGGTGACAACGCCAGAATAACCATCCTGATATATTTTTACTGTCCCCAAAACATTAAAGCGGTCCCGCAACAGTGCTTTATATTTTTCTCCCCATACCATTAGTTTTCTTCCTCCGTTCTTCGTCCTTGCAATGCGATTACCCTGCCAGCTATTTCGCCGGTCACGTGTATATTTATTGATCTGTTGAAATCCCTGCTTTGCCTTGCTGTCAGCACTGTCTCTCCAGAGCTCAGCATGGCCGGGAATGTATCATGAGGGTATCCGGAAGGTACAGTACCTCCGCTGGCTCCTTTTGTAAAACCCATACTTGCAGCCGCTCCCTTAAAGACGCCTTTTAAAGCACCTGAAAAGCCTCCCGTCACTATATTAAGGATAGTTAATACTGCAGCCCTCGCCAGCAGTTCTGCTATCAGTCTCTTCAGTCCGGCTATTATGGAATCAATCATTGCCTTAAACCCATCTTCCGTTGATGTGAATAAAGTCTCAAAGGCGTTTGATAAAATGGCGACGGCTGTTTGTTGTTCATAGAGAGCCTCTGTCATTTCATCTATTTGCCCGGTTTCTGCTGATATACCACCAAATGGTTGTATTCCCTCAGTAGGCAATCCTGTTATACCAGTCAGAGCAGGAGCTTTTACTTTTGAAATTCCTTCGACCCTGACAAGTACTTCTTCAAGAGTGGTCAGTTTCTTAATCAAATCTTCTGTTATCTTTATCTGCTCTAATAGGCCTCGTCCTCTGGCATCCTCTGATCCCCGAGTATCTTCAACTTGTTTTTTTAAATCTTCTAATTTTGCTCTTAAATCGGCTATTGTCTCGACTTGTTTTTCAACAATTCCTGCAGCAAGCGGTCCCCCTTTAGATTCACCACCGGAATACATATCGACATATAATTCTTTGTATCTTTTGTATTTCTCCGGGGTCATCCGGAATTTTTGCCAGTCTGTTAAATGAGGGTCATTAAGAATTTCAATCATGGTTTTTGCCCAATCTAATAATGACTGTAATTTATCGCTTCCAATAATGGCCTCTCCGAGTGATGTCTTCAAATTCTCCCAAGCTGTTTTTATAGAAGCGATCTTTATTGCTGTTGTTTCCGCAACGGTACCCATTGATTCGAGTTCCCTGCGGATGATATTTCCGGCAGCAATTCCAAAATCACCTGTCTTTTTAACCTCATTTTGAAGTTCCACTGCTGAGATCCCCAGATTATCCATAACAAGTACCGACTTACGCCCGATGCCTGTTATAATGGAATCCACCAGGTAATCAACCGATTCTCCCGTCTGTATAGCTCTTTTTGTGGCAAACTCAAAATAAGTGGCTAACTGGGAAAGTGGTATTTTAAAGTTCTTTGCCTGGACAGCCTTTTGCATTAATTGAAGATCAGTAACCGTACCTCTTGTCGCTGTTCTTAATTGTTCAAGTAAAGTCGGATCTCCAAGTCTTTCAAAGGCAGTTCTTACTCCTTCGACTTTTGATGCAAGTCCAATAAGCTGCTTGCCAAAATTGATAAGTATTCCTATACCAAAAGCAGCAGCCATAATACCTGCCAGCTTTTTCATGCCTGAATTGAATTTGCTGGTTTTTTTCTCAGCATCATCAAAACCCTTGTCGAAACGGGATTTGTCTAACCCTAAAATAGCTTTCAGCTGACCAATAATTTTCATTCTACATCAGTTTTTTGGTATATCCGGCCATTTTGCTATCAACTCAAGAGCCTCCTCTCTATTCCATTCCGGTATCCCCGATTTATTATCAAAAGGAAGTCTTATAATCTGTTGGGGTGTTATGTTTCTTTTCCTTCCCTGAGCAGTATTGTGCTGCATTGAAGCTATAAACCTTGTCTGTTCCCATCGTCGTTCTATCTCCCTGTTATATCTCATCTGCATCATATATGTCCGAAATGGAGGCATTGAGAAAAACTCTTTTTCCGTCAGTCCCAGCTCAGCAAAGGCCATGTCATAAATGTCGGAGATTATTAAGTCTCTTCTTTTTTTTTTCCTGCTTCATTGCAGGCTTTCAGCCAGTCTGGGAATTTGGCATACGACATGGCATCGGTCAACTTCATATTCTCGGCTTTGGTGGCCTTTAGCAATGCTTCTTCCAGATCAACATATCTGAAGAAAACCTTCTTGCCATTCTTTAACAAGTGCCAAGCTGCTGCACCGTAAGCCAGTCCAGTGATCTGCTTATCGATATCCAGCTTTGAGAACTCTTCCGGTCCCACGTCAAAATGGTCATAGGCCAAAAGCCAGGCCTTCCACTCATAGGTAAAGCCCACCTTAAAGCGCCAGGGAACCCTTTTGAATTTAAGGCTTATCTCTGCCTGCCATTTTTCCATTATGCCCCAACTACGCCCGTTGACGGCTCACCTGTCACGATAACATCAACAGTATAACTGGCAAGATCATCATGAGGTCCGTCGATATGCACCCTGCGGATATAAGCATCCGCGGAATAATATCTACTGCCGGTTTCTGTGTTGCCGTACTTAGCCGTGAATTTAGTCCCACCTTTCAATAGATCAAAAGCATCATCAAAGCTTTTATTGTCCCCAGCGACAGGATCATAAAGACCATCAACACTAAATTCCATGCCTTTGAACAGTGGGATAACTTCCTTCCACTGATTTGTTGATGCTCCAGTCGTTGCATCGCCCATATCAGCCTCTGCATCCATGCTATGACTGCGATAACCGACAAGGGTCTTGCTATCGAACTGTAATACAATTTTGTAACCTGGTACTTTTCCCATCTCTATAAATTTTAATTATTGATAACTATCTGCTGTTAACAGAATTACATAAAGTATTGCCGCATCGCTGCTCCCGGTGTAAGTAATATGTTTTAATGACGCGGAGACAGGTGCAAGCACCGTGTCTGCCTTGAAAAGCAGGCTTTGATTAGCGTTAAGCTGAAACGAGTACGTAGTACCAAAAAGAGGATAAGAAGTTGATACTCCATTGCTTATGACACATGTTGCCCCGAGAACATCAACCAAACGGAATTTAGCGGCAACAATGACATCACCCGTCAGATCCAATGTCTCACCAAGCGAATTGGTAAGGCTTGTCAGGTCTATTATACCTGTATGGCAGACGGTATCTGCCCATATATTGTCAACATCAAAACGGAGACTGCCAGGTGTGTAGTTTACAACCTCATCAAGCCCGTTGATCTCTATAAATGTGGAGGTCGTCGGCGTGACAAGATTTTCCGTTACCGTCAACCGGCTAATAAGGCGGGCATTACGCACGCTTGTTGTGGCGAGTAGAATTACGGCCAGCATTATAAATGCTAGCGGCATAAAAAATTTAATCTTTTTCATTTTCATTTTTGTTCTATAAAGTGTAACATTCGTAATTTTTTAATTATAATATAATTGGATTCGCTCATCTCCGTATCATGTTCCGAGTCTCCAAAAGTGCTGGTCAGGGCGGTAAAATCATTCATGATTATCGAGTCGGGATCGCCGACTATTCCCAGCAACTGATCAAGAATACTGTTCACGACTGTCTCGTCGCCTTCGCTAATATCCTGCAGGCTCACTATCTGCATGGCCATCGTGATATTGTAAAGAACCTTGTCACCTGTTGAATAGTTATTCGTTGCCTCGATATACAGGTAGACATATTTCGTTTTCTTCCTGGGGATCCTGGTACCGACGGTTATTGTCTCACCTTCATAAATGATATGTCCATCCAGTATGTTTTGGTAAGCTTTCAGTAGTTGCTGTGAAGGATCCCTGTATGTCATAATGCTTGTTTAATAAGTTTTTCCAGTTGCTGGCATGCGAATCTCCATGACGGATACATATAAGGATGCGGATTCGTGCCGGGATGCTGTACTTGCTTGCCATAGGTGGCATAACCCATCGAGGCGCTCTTCGCGCTTATATCCCATCCTGCAGGAGCACCTCGTTTTGGTCCGGCAAGGACTTTCTTGTTCCTGGCCCTTATGATGTGCGGCCTTGTTCCTTCTTCGAATGCCTGGGAGTATCCGGCCCAGCTGATAACTTCTCCTGTCAGTCCTGATGCTATGATCCGTTTGCGGATGTTATTTATCAGGAACCCGCTTTTCACTTTTGCACTACGGGTGAAGTTCCGGACCTTCATCTTGGCCAGCTTCTCCATCTCGAGAGTTGCCCGGAGGACAGCATGCTTGAATTCAGCGTCTTTGCGTTTGGCAAACTGTCGCATCTGCCGCCGGAACTGCCGGTCATCTATTGTAAAAGTTATCATCCCGCGGTCTTTGCTATATCCAGGTTAACTTTGTCATCATCGATCATAAAGGAGATGATCTGGTAATTATTGCCCTTAAAAACTATGCGGCAGTCACCGTCTGCGTTTATCATTCTTTTGCGCATCTCCACTTCGTATGCCTCATTGTATTCAAGTTTGGCATATTCGAGTTTCTTAAATCCCTTAACCGGTACCACCGAGGCCCAGCAAGAAAACATATCAGTCCATGTGTTGCTCCAGCCTCCGATATCATTCTCAACTGTTATCCTTTGCTGGACAGTTATCCGTTTATTATACTTCGTTGGCCTCATATTACTTTCGTCTTGTACTTGTTAAGAATCTTGTCGATACTGCCGAGGATATTGAACTCGAAGAAATCATCCCTGTTGTCATACCATTGTTTGACCTGCATCTTCATGCATTCCAGAAGGTCTGCCGGTAGTTTTTCGGTATCTGCATGGCCATATCCTGCCTTATAAGTAACCAGCAGATCATAATATCTGTCGCTGGTCATCTCCGATGCCTGGATCAAGACTTCGTACAGGCCTCTTTTGTAATAACCGGAATTCAGTACCAGTTCGACTTTTGTTCCCAGGTAATCGACAGTCTCGACTTTGTCGACACTGATAACCGGGGATCGGGGCAGGAGGTATGGCTTGTCATCGTACCGGAACAAGGTCTCGAAGGTCTTTTCTGCAAATGCCAGACCTGTCCGCTTCTCAAAATGTGCACGGACTGAGCTGATCATATTGGTTATGAGCAGATCCTCCTCAGCGTTATCATCTTCGAACTTGATAAAAGTTGAAAGCTCATCCTGGCTGAGAGGCTCCTGTACTAAATCGGTCTTGATCCGTGTGTCCATTACTTCTTACCTGTTTTGAAACTTTTTGAATCAATATTTGCTGGTCTTGGAGGTGGTTCTTCTGTTTCACCCGGCCCAGGATACCAGTTTGCTGATCTGCGCTGGATTTTCTTATCCTGCTTCGTTTTCCCGACATCTTTTTCCTCTTTGGTCACGTTCGGGACTTTGGATTCTTTCAGCATTCCGGCCTCTTTCAGGATCTCAACTTCCTGGGGGAGCACTTCGATGGTTTTCCCCGTTTTCAATTCTACTTTCACTAATTTCATAATCTCGATTTTAAATAAGGAGAGCAGGGATTATTCATCTGCTCCCCTCGTTCATCATTTAACTTAATCTCTCAAACCAATCTTGATGGCCAGCTTAGAGATAACTGCGCATTTGTTCGCATCTAACCCTATCGCCCTGATTCTGAGATAACGCCAAAGCACTCCGGTAGTCACATCTTTAAGATTATATGACCGTAGAGCTGCCAATGTAGGCGAAGCCTGAATCTGTGTAGGCAATGAACTGAAATCAGGATGGAATAAAACACTATCAATAGCGCAGTATGTCACACCGTCAATACTCGCATCAAGCCATACTATGACATGGTTGCCAAGTACCCTCGCGGGAGTCAGCACTGTATCATATTCAACAAAAAACTGGTAATAATACAGTCTGGGCTTCTGGATAGCGAATATCCATGTCTTTGCTGCTGCTGTTCCTGCTATCGAGTCTTTCAGTGTCGTAGCATCCCAGTCACCAACATGGCTATTACTAAAAGCACTATACCATGTCACGTTCGCCGGGAGCGTGTAAGTTGTCCCGGATGTCTGAGCCTGCAATCCCACGATAAGGAGAAGCCCGATAATAATTCCTAATAACTTTTTCATATTTTTCTCCTTTCTTTAATCAGTGTGAATTAATGCCTGTCCTGCAGCGAATGTGCCCGTGATAAATGCGAAGGCATCATGCGTAGTAACCTTCAATCCTGCCAGACGCATACTTGCCAACACCAGAACCAAATCGGCTAAAACATCATTCTCATTCTCGTAATGGAACGATATCCTCATGGCACGTTTCACATAAGCCTTTGCCCTGCTAAAATCCCCGACAACGAATTGACCGGCGGTCAAGTCAAGGCTGGTGGCGATCCTCGCCCCAGTGAAAATGCTACCGTCCGGAGAAAGCAGGGGATGATGCAAATAACTCTGATTTGCATTTTTCAGCAATCTCATGTTGACGGTGTCACCCGGATTCAAGAGGATAACGTTAGGAACATACCCCTTCTTGTTCGTATCTGAAGTGTCACCGTTCATGCACTGCAGAACGGCCGCTGCCAGCACGTCACCTTCATTGGCCGCGGGCACTAAATTGAAATTAGCCGGCTTTGCAAAGGTCTTGGCATAATACGTGAGCCCCCTGGGATAAGTTGTCCCTGCTCCGGAGAGCAGTTGTCCTTCCCTGAATCTGGGTATGCCATTACTCATCAGATCATTGACCTCACTGGTGATATATTCAAAATCTTCGAGTGCAGACTTTGACACCTTCGTGAAATCTTTAATCATTAGGATATCCAGGGTCTGCTTGGTCCATGTCTTTGCCGATCCTACAGTTGGAGCTGCCTGCTCTGTTACCATAGCGGCTGAATCGGTGCGGGTCGTTTCTTCCCACCAGCTTACACTATCCCTGCCCTGGCCAATAACACCCTTGTTGATGTTATCCCATATCGGATTAGCTCGCCAGGGAGCTGCGGAGACACCGGTCTCTATCTGTGTCTCAATATTCCCGGCATTTATATCATCGGTGTCAATGAGAGCAGCAACTTTCGAGATATCCACCTCGAAAGCATTTATCTGACCCTGACCACCGGTATAAGCCTTCACCTTGTCCTGGAAATCTTTGCTTTTGACTTTCTCAAAAACCTGCAACGACATGCTCTTGCCCTTCCCGGCCTGGTGTTCCCCGAGCTGCTTGAGCTGGGTAGAAATCTCGTCAAGCTGTTCCTGCTGCTTGGATATTTCTTCAGGAACGATCGTCTTACCGTCCCCATCCACGAGCTTATCCAGCTTGAGTGTTATCTTCTCTAACCTGTCCTCGAGAACAGAGAGATCGACCTTGTCCTTGATAGACTTTTTCAAGCCTTCAATAGAACTGTTAATCTCTTCCGCTATCTGTTCGACAGTTTTTTCTTC